ATGAGAAAGGTAGATCTACAGAGTTCTTAAAGACTATGAGTGATGCAAGACTACTTGTTCTTAATAGTAACTACAATAGTATTGCAACCGTAAACTTCTACAATATATTTCCAACGTCGTTGACTACTCTGGAATTTGATGCATCAGCAACTGACATCAATTACTTTACAGCAGAGGTCAACTTCAAGTATACTCTATATGAGATAACAGATAAAGACCAAAATAAAATATGAATCTAGAAACCTTGAATGATATGTGGGAGAAAGACTCACAACTAAACGATGAAAAATTAGACCATGACTCTCTAGCGATCCCCAAATTACATGCTAAATATTTAAGACTTTACAATAACTTTACTACCCTTCGGGATCAGGCAGAGTTAGAAGTAAAGCGATCTTACCGTGACAGGTGGGAATACTATACAGGAAAATCGGAAACGCCATTTCCAATTAAACTGATCAAAACAGATGTCCCAATATATCTGGAGTCTGATCAAGAATATCAAAAAAGTGTCCTTAAGGCAAAGTATTTAAACCAGATGGTCGAGTCAATCAAGGCTATCCTCACGTCAATTAACAACCGTTCGTTCTTTATAAAGAATGCGGTTGAGTTTGCCAAGTTCCTTAAAGGATATGAAATCTAACGTTTTTATACAAAAGAAGAACGAAGTATATTTGACTGTCGAATGCGAACCTCACGTAGGTTACGAGTTGGCGGATCAGTTTACCTTTGAGGTGCCACAAGCAAAGTTCATGTCAGCATACAAAAAGAGGTATTGGGATGGAAAAATCAAACTCTTCAGTCCTGCTACGGGTGAGATTTATGTTGGTCTTCTCCCTTACATTATTGAATTTTGTGAAGAAAGAGGATACGAGGTTATCCATAGAGACAATGAATACTATGGTCTTCCATCAGAGATGGATGAATTCGTTACCCCTCAAGGAATAGGAGACTATGTTAAATCATTAAACCTACCGCATAAGGTCAGAGACTACCAGTATAAAGGGATTTACGAAGCACTAAGACACAAAAGAAAACTATTACTTTCTCCTACTGGATCTGGTAAGTCATTGATGATATATGCATTGACTAGGTTTTGGACAGCAAAGAACTTAAAGACACTTATAGTTGTTCCTACTACATCGTTGGTAGAACAGATGTATAAAGACTTTAAAGACTATGGATGGGACTCTAAGAGTTATTGCCATAAGGTATATGCAGGAGCAGATCCAAGAACTGACAAACCTGTGACAATAACCACATGGCAGTCAGTGTATAAACTACCGAAACAATTCTTTCAAGACTATGGTGCAATCATAGGAGATGAAGCACATCTATTCAAAGCAAAGTCTTTGACTAGTATTATGAATAAGCTATACGATTGTAAATATCGCGTTGGTTTTACAGGAACTTTAGATGGCACAGAAACAAATCGTCTCGTTCTCGAAGGTGTATTTGGTAGTGTCAACAAGGTTACTAAGACAGAAACATTAATTAAGGAAGGACATCTAGCAGAGTTCCAGATAAAAGTATTGATACTTAAGCACAAGAAGAAACCATTTGATACCTACCAAGAGGAAATAGATTATCTTGTAGAGCATGAGAATAGAAATAAGTTTATACGAAACCTAGTCTGTGACTTGTCTGGTAATACACTCGTCCTGTTCAACTACGTTGAACGGCATGGTATGCCCCTTTTTGAGTTGATAAATAATAAGGTGGGAGATAACCGAAAGGTCTTTCTCGTCCATGGCGGTATAGATACTGAAGACCGTGAAAAGGCAAGAAGTATTGCCGAATTTACAAATGATTCAATTATAGTAGCATCTTATGGGACTTTCAGCACTGGTATTAATATTAGGAATCTACATAATGTTGTCTTTGCATCGCCTAGTAAAAGCAAAATAAGAAACCTTCAGAGCATTGGTAGAGTTCTAAGGAAGGGTGAACACAAAACAAAAGCAACCTTGTATGACATAGCGGATGATATGTCCAAAGGTCGCCAGAACAATTACACACTAAACCACTTAGTTGAAAGGGTAAAAATATACAATGAAGAAAACTTTGATTATGAATTTATTGATGTCCCAATCAAGGAGAACAATGGATAAAGAAGAATTCCTAGCAGCAATCAAGCTTGTGTCTGGAGAAGAGATCCTCTCTATGGTGACATCTGTGCATGATGATAATGGTGACTACCTCATTGTAGAGAACCCTATATCAGTAGAAGAAGTATTATTACCAAACAAACAGGCGGGGGCGAAAGTTCAACCTTGGATGAAGTTCTCTAGAGAAGAACAATTCGTCATACCTAAAGATAAAATTATTACTATAGTAGAAGTAGCAGAAGAAGTAATGGTCTTCTACCACATGTCTTTAAGAAAACTAAACAGTGATTTTATAACAGACGCGAAAGGAAAGATATCTACAGTCGATGAAGCTAGAGATAGATTAGATAAGTTATTTAAAGAAGGTAGCTAATCTGTTTCTGAAACTCGACACTCGTATTGTAATGGTATTTCCACACCTTGTCAAGCCCCTATTGACTCTGTGTGGATTTTGTTATATAATATACACATAGGAAGACAATTAGATGAAACGTAAAAGAGTTGTATCTGAACATTATGTTAACAATAAAGAGTTCTTAGAAGCACTTATTGTATTCAAAGCAAAATGTGCACAAGCGAAGGAAGCAGGGGAACCGCGTCCGAGGATCAGTAATTACATAGGGGAGTGCTTCTTAAAGATAGCAACTCACCTGTCATACAAACCAAACTTTGTTAACTACATGTTTCGTGAGGATATGATCTGTGATGGTATAGAGAACTGTGTTCAATATATCGAGAACTTTAATCCAGAGAAATCCAAGAACCCTTTTGCTTATTTTACTCAGATCATCTACTACGCATTTCTAAGAAGAATACAAAAAGAAAAACGTCAACTTGAGATTAAGAATAAGATACTAGACAAGTCAGGATATGAAGTTGCCTTCCATACAGATGACAAAGGTGCATCTTCTGACTATAATACAATTAAGGAGAATGTGCAGATAAAGATTAAATGACATATCCAGTCACAATAGTTGATGACTTCTTTGAGGATCCTGATGGTATTGTAGAGATGGCAGAAGAACTGTCATACTATAATCCTAATACTGGTAACTGGCCAGGCACAAGAACCAAACAACTGCACGTTGAAAATCCTAGATTCTTTAATTACTTTGGTGCAAAGCTACACTCTTTGTTTCATGATACAATACCAGAGTATTGGAATTTGCAATGTCATTTTCAAAAGATCATGCCATTCTGTAAGGACAAATACAGTAAACAAAACCAAGGGTGGATTCATCAGGATCACGATACCTTCTTTGGTGGTATAGTATACTTAAAGAAAGATCCAGAACCAGACACAGGAACATCCATCTATAAAGTAAAACGTGGATTTTCTTTTCAATTCCAACAAGAACTTAAAATGAAGGAGAGTATTTACAAGAGTGAAATCGTTGATGAAACAGAATACAATAAAGCATTTGATGCTATGAGGAATCAGTTTGTGGAAACAGTTAGAGTAGAAAACGTGTATAATAGATTACTGTTGTTTAATAACAAAGCACATCATGGCGTCAAGACATTTGGATCTACTGAAAGATTGACTCTAAACTTCTTTGGTATGGGACAGTATGGTAAGATGCAACCACTAGTGAGAACAAAATGAAGGTAGCAATAATAACAGATCAGCACTTCGGTGCAAGGAAATCTAGTCGTGTCTTCCATGACTTCTTTAATAAGTTCTATCAGAATGTATTCTTTCCTACCATAAAAAAACGTCGCATCGACACAGTTCTAGATCTAGGAGATACCTATGACAATCGTAGAGCATTAGACTTGTGGGCAGCAAACTGGAGTAAGGCAGAATACTTTGATAAATTAAGAAAGATGGGTGTCACAGTTCATGCACTCGTTGGTAATCACACTGCATATTTCAAGGACACAAATGACGTCAATACTCTTACTGGTATTGTTGGCGAGTATGATAACATTAGCATATACGATAGGGCAACAGAAGTAGAGATAGGTGGACTACCTATTCTATTTCTACCTTGGATAAACCAACAGAACAAAGAAGAATCTTATGCTGCTATAGAGAATAGCAAATCTAAGATCGCCATGGGTCACCTAGAACTCAATGGGTTTGAAGCACACCGTGGTTACATCATGGATCATGGTGACAGCACAGCACCATATAGAAAGTTTGAGAAGGTGTTCTCAGGTCACTATCATCGTAAGAGTCAAAGAAATAATATATGGTATCTTGGTAATCCTTATCAGATCTATTGGAATGATTATAGAGACCCACGTGGTTTCCATATCTTTGACACTGAGACTTTAGAGCTAGAGTTTATACAAAATCCATATGAAATATATCAGAAGATATATTATGATGAGGATGCAATACAATCTAGTATGTTCAAGTTCCATGAGTATGCAAATACTTTCATCAAGATCATTGTAGAAAAGAAAACAAACACAGATAAGTTTGAGAGATTTATCAGTCAGTTGTATGCTGCAGGAGTTCATGAGATCAAGGTCATAGAAGATCCATCCTTTGAACAAGATCTAAGTGAAGAGATAGATATAGAACGAGAAGATACTTTGACTATACTAGAAAAGTATGTTGATGATATGGAGCATTCTGATAAAGATGCATTGAAGAATATATTAAAATCACTATACGTGGAGGCATTAGAATTAGTATGATGTATATTCTAGCAATCACTGGTAAAGAATCTGAGGGTGCTTATGCCATTGATAACGAGAATAATAAACGTATGGTTTACATGTTCCTTGACAAAGACGATGCGATACGCTATGCTGGCCTTCTGGAAGCAGATGATTTTCCAGATATGTCAGTTGTAGAAGTTGATGATCAAACGATTATCGAAGCTTGTGTCAAACATGGACATGAATATTATGTCGTCACTCCTGATGATATTGTCGTGCCACCCAGAGAATAATTTTTGTCTGAATGATTATTTTTAAAACTGTGCGTTGGAAGAACTTTCTTTCAACTGGAAATGTGTTTAGTGAAATACAGTTAGATACAAGTCCTGCTACATTGATAGTTGGAGCGAATGGTGCAGGGAAATCCACATTCTTGGATGCCATGTGCTATGCGTTATTCAACAAACCTTTTCGTAAGATAACCAAGTCACAACTGGTTAATGCTGTGAATGAAAAGGATACTATGGTTGAGTTAGAATTTAGCATAGGTTCACGTGAATACATGGTGCGACGAGGTATCAAACCTTCGTTGTTTGAACTCTATCTCAACAAGGTGAAACTCAATGAGGAAGCATCCCAAATTGAGCAGCAAAAATATCTGGAGCAAAGTATACTGGGGTTGAATTATAAATCATTTACTCAGGTGGTGGTCTTAGGATCATCTTGCTTTGTTCCTTTTATGCAACTTTCTCCACCCAACCGTAGGGAAGTTATCGAAGACCTTTTGGACATTCGTATATTTTCTACTATGAATGGCATTCTAAAAGAACGTGTCAAGGGTATCAAAGAAACAATTAGAGAAGTAGAATATCAATTTGAATTAGCAAAGAGTAAAGTAGAGATGCAGCAATCATTGATTGCAAATCTTAAAGAAAGATCTAATGCTAATGTAGCAAGAAGGAAAGAAGAGATAGTAGGATTAGAAGGAGAAATATCTAGTATAACTATAGATGTAGATGAGAATCTAAAACTGACTAAATCATATGAGAAGTCATTACTAAAGTATCAAAAGGTTGATGCTAACCTGTCTGAGTTAAAAATCTATGAGAGTAGATTTAAAGATAAACAAAAAGCATTCAAAAAGGAATTCAAATTTTTTGAGGAAAATGAACATTGTCCGACTTGTAAGCAGACCATCACAGCAAACCTTAGAAATGCTAAGAAAGTTGAAATTACTACACAGCTTGGAGACATCGACAAAGCAACAGTCGAACTCAAAGGAAAACTTACCGCCATCTTAAAACAGGTAGAAGAAAAATCTAATGTTGTATCACAACTATCTGATGCACAACAAAAGATTAGTAATGCACAGAGAGAAATAAATTGGCGTAAGAAACAGATAACACAAATAGAACAGAAGATAGATGAAGCTACTGGTAGTGGTAGTGATATAAAGAATGAAAAGGATAAACTAAAACAACTTGCAAAGGATGGACTTAAGGTAGAGGAATCCCTACTTGACGAGAAGAAAGTGCGTGACAACTATAATACTGTCACAAACATGCTCCGAGATACAGGAATCAAGTCTACAATAATAAAGAAATACCTTCCTATTATGAATCAACTCATAAATAGGTATCTCAAGGAACTAGATTTTTATGTATCATTTGAACTCGATGAAAACTTTGTCGAGACTATAAAATCTAGATTCAGAGACGAGTTCTCATACGCATCCTTTTCTGAAGGAGAGAAGATGAGAATAGATCTAGCACTTCTCTTTACATGGAGAACTATTGCTAAGATGAAAAACAGTGCCAATACTAATTTGCTTATCTTAGATGAGATCTTTGATAGTAGCTTAGATACATCAGGCACAGATGACTTCCTAAAGATTCTGCATACAGTATCTGACAATACTAATGTATTTGTCATTTCTCATAAGACAGAATCATTACAGGATAAATTTGCCTCTACATTAAGAGTAGAGAAAAAACAAAACTTCTCAGTTATATCTAAGGAGGAATAATGAGAGTCCCTAATTGGCAGCATCATTCCAAGAAGGAACAGAAACGCCACCTCAAACCACAAGCACTACGTCAAGCAAGAAAACGACGTGGACAGTTATTAAAGTGTCTACTCAACCGTCCCAAGGGGCGGTCTTTTAGTATAATGAAGTATATACACGAAAGCAATTATCATGAACATCGTCAAAGAATCACTTGCTAAACTACTTGCAACAGAGAATCTTATTGTAGAGCATCGTCCTGTAGACACAGCTATGTTTGATGTCATCAGCAGAGTTCTAACACTTCCTACATGGGAGCATGAGAACAACGATGTTGTTGACATGTTCATCGCACACGAAGTAGGTCATGCACTATACACTCCAAACGATACAGACTGGTTAGCAGAAGTCAATCAACAGTTCTTAAACGTAACAGAAGATATTCGTATTGAGAAACTAATCAAACGTCGTTACCAAGGTCTTCCAAAAACTTTCTTCAGAGGTTATCAGTCACTTGACATTGATGAGTTCTTCGGTATTGCAGACACAGATCTATCTACTCT